CGCCATTACAGTGGGACCTATATTGTGAGTACCCATATATGATGTTTTAAGTTTCAAGTTAGCTCCGCCTCTGGAATAGAGAAACATAGAGCACATTAAACCATAAAGATCGATGTATGGATAATCGAGTATAGATACGGCACCAATAGAATTATCAAAAGGTTGCCACGCGTATGGTAGTACATTAATCTTGTTTTCACCGAGATTAGGACTCACGGTGGGACCAGGAGAAATATTGCCATGACGCTTCATAAGAGACCTGAATGAAATTATCTTCTCTCCAACACATGCTTCTGCAAACATGATATTAGGTGGTTCAACATTGGAATTTCCAATGTTTACCACTTCAGATTGATTCGGTGGTGGACCTGAGTTTGTAATGGTCCTAGATTGTGGCACACAGAAATACGCTGGTGTAAGCTTCATGTTAGCTTGCGGGATAGCGAATTCTATGTCTGGTCCACAACTCATCTCTACAAGTATTTTTATAGATTGAGAAACTGTACTAGGTGCTATCAAGGGATCAACTACATATATGAATAAACCTCCGATTTTCCAATCTTTGAGGACACCGGTATTCTTATAAGGTGAAGTTGCAGTATACGGTACCGTAATGGTAAACGTATCACAAGTTCTGATGTCAATAATCTCCCTATGTAAATAGTCAGATGTAGCATAAGTAGCTCCAGCTGTTGCTGTTCTCCCTTCCTCAGGTGAGAAACAAACTGCTAGTCTTCCTGAATGAAATTCTGTTTTAACTACTTTGAATGTATACTGCATACTTCCTCTCCACATTCTAAATTGAGAAGCTACAAATTGACATGGAACCAGATCTTTAACAGATCTTCCATTGTCAATTCGAGTGTTTTGAAGAGCCGAAGGACTAACTTCCATTACTGCAAGCGCGAAACCTGAGGGCATCGTCGTAAACGTCTCCCAATTAAAAGTGGTGACATAACCTGGACGCATTGCCATAGCTGTAATTGACATTTCATCTATATCAGTACCAGCGAAACCCGGTAATATAGAAACTGCATTATCGGTTTGAGCTGACAAAGGCATAGAGTTGTCAATAGCATCCACGTTGGTCGCATAAGCGACA